TGGTTCGCTTAATTTTGACATTACGGCTCCTGTTAGCGTTGCTAATGGTGGTACTGGCGCTACGAGCTTAACTGCTCATGGTATCTTGATTGGTGAGGGCGCTTCTGCAATCACTCCGATCGTTCTGACTGCTGGTCAAGTGCTCATTGGTACCACTGCAAGCGATCCGGTGGGTGCAACTCTCACAGCTGGAACGGGCATCAGCATAACGAGTGTTTCTGGCTCCATTACCATTGCTAATACTGCAACTGGTGAAGCTTGGACCAACGTTACAGGTGCCACCCAAACTATCGCTCCTGGAAATGGTTATACTGCAAGTAACGCCGGTTCTGTAGCCTTCACATTGCCAGCAGTAGCTGCATATGGTACTATATTCGAGATTACTACTGGAACTACTTCTGGTGGATGGAATGTTGTTCAACTAGCTGGTCAGTCGATCCAGTTTGGTGATGTAGTTACTACGACTGGTGTGACAGGATCTTTGGCTTCTACTGCGAAAGGCGATTCCATCAAAGTTCTTTGCACTGTGGCTAATACGACTTTCCAAGTTCTTAGCAGCACAGGCAATATCACTTACGTATAGGATGAAGCATGGCGACCCAAAACTCAGTCAACGATATCTACTTGCCCACTGCCGGTGGAACAATGACTGGCAATTTGGTCAACTTTACTTCTACGGATGTCACCACTACTACAGCAAGTAGTGGTGCTTCCTACACCATCAACAAAGCACTTAGCGATATCTTTGATATAACTTTGACGGCGAACTGCACGCTGAGCTTTAGCAATATTCCTGCTAGCAACACCACTACATTCATCGTTATATTAAGACAGGATGGTACAGGCAGCAGGACCGTCACATGGCCAGGATCGGTCACATGGGCCAGTGGTTCGACTCCGACATTGAATACATCAGCGAGTGCAGTCGATATCTTTACTTTCCTTACTGATAACGGCGGAACTACAGTTTATGGATTTACTACAGGGACTGAACCCATCTCTGCTTACTCTTTGGTCCAAAACAATGGTACGCCCGTTACCAAAAGAGCTACCTTAAATTTTGCTGGAACCGGACTTGTTGCAACAGATGACTCTGGGAACACCAGCACTGATATTACTTTGGCTAGTGGTATTAGTGGTTGGAATGGCTTTGCTAGTAGCGGGGTATTAGTCGAAACGGCAACAAACACTTATACTGCGCGCACAATCACTGGCACCACAAATTCCATCACTGTGACGAATGGCGATGGGGTTGCTGGCAACCCTACTCTTGCTGTTTCTTCTACATATGCTGGCGGGTCAAGTATTGCCACCGTAGGAACCATCACTAGCGGCACGTGGCATGGTACAGTTATTGGATCTACCTACGGCGGAACTGGAGTTAACAATGGAGCTAACACCATCACCATTGCAGGGAACGTAAGCACTGCGGGTGCATTTACGACATCAGGTGCGTTTCCATTAACATTAACTACGACAGCGTCGACTAATGTGACATTGCCTACATCGGGTACGCTCATTACTAATAGTGTTGCTACACTGTCTTCTTTGTCATCCGTAGGAACCATTACTACTGGGACATGGAGTGCTAATCTTCAGGATTACACAGAGACATTGACTAGCGCATCGACTGGCAGTTCTTACACAATGAACCTTGCCAATGGCAATGTGTTCAGACTGACTTTGACAGCGAATGCCACTCTTGCTTTTAGCAATGTTCCGGGATCCAATTTTGTATCTGTAACAATCCAGTTGGTACAAGATGGTACGGGAAGCCGTACAGTTACATGGCCCACAGGAACTATCTGGCCTGCAGGTGTAGCCCCAACACTAACAACAACTGCTAATCACGTTGATGTATTTGTGATGACTACGCACAATAATGGCACTACTTGGTATGGTTTCGAATCTGGCGCAAACTTTGCATCGTAAGGATTAATATGGCATTTAGCGCGACACGTATGTTAATGGCTGCAGGATTTAGTGGGAATACTCCCCCTCCTTTTGTGGTTAATGCAGCTTTTTTTGATAATGCTAGTAGTGCTCTATCAGTAGATTGTTCAGCGCTTTCCAATTCAACCAGTGGCATATTAAGTGTGTGGGTACGATTTACTGCTATAGGTGGAGGTGGTGCCAATTTATTCGGCTTAAACATCACAGCATCGGCAAAGATGTTATTGTCTGTTTCTGGTGCTGGTGCTGTCACTCTTGTTCTCAGAAACAATAGTGGCAATGGTTATACGATATCTGGCGCTACTATTGGATCCGGTATTTGGAAAAATCTACTCCTCTCGTGGCAAACCTCTACTACTACTGGGACGCTAACTGTCAATGGAAGCGGGACAGGATCGGTGAGTGGCTTTACTGGTTTATCAGTTCCTTATGCTGCCAATACTCCATTGGTCATAGGTGCGAACCCTGCCAGCAGCACCCCTGTCAATGGCTGTATTTCAGAAGTATATTTTGCTCCTGGACAATTTCTAGATTTTACAAACTCATCGAATGTAGCGCTGTTCTACAGTGGTTCGGGTCACCCTGTAAATTTAGGTTCAAATGGTCAGGCTCCTACTGGGACGGCTCCAGCAGTTTATTGGCATGGACTCTATACTGATCTCACTAATCTAGGTAGTCTGGGTGGTTCTTTTACTGCTTCTGGAACAGCTCTTACGGCTTGTGCATCCACTCCATAAAACGATTGAACTGGTGCGAATAAATTTGAAACCGTAGATTTAAAATACTATAATTAACCGTACAATTGCCCCTAACACATTCAAAAATGGAGATAAAAATGGCAAGAGAAGATAGAAAAATGGAACGTAGAGAGCGCACAAGCCGTCACGAATGCCTCGGCACTTTAGACCTTGGTATCCCATCCTATGATGAGGGTGAGCCTTGGGATGAGCCTCTTACTCCTCTGAAAAACCGTTTCAGTGCTATTCATGATGTGCAAATGGATGAAGTACTACGTAGTGGTGCTAAGACTTCCGCTATGGAAAACAAAGCTCGTTATATGAAGCCTAAGTATCAGTCTGAAAAAGAGTACTAGGATGCCTTTGAAGAAGGGATCGTCGCAAAAAACGATCAGTTCAAACATCAAAGAACTATATCATGCAAACGAGGGCAAAGCTAAGCCGCGTCCTCGTGCGCAGATTATTGCTATTGCTGAAAGCGAAGCCCGACGAACTGGTAGGAAAAAGAAATGACCGAGAAATGGATTGCAGGTGCTATAAAACATCCGGGTGCGCTTCGTAAAGAACTTCACGTCAAAAAGGGTGAGAAGATTCCTGAGAAGAAACTCGTTAAAGCCGAGCATTCTAAGAATCCTACCCTACGCAAGCGTGCTGACCTAGCCGCCACTCTCAAAGCCATGCCAAGACGTTCCGGACCTAGAGGTAAGTAATGCCAAGAGGACAATACGATCGCAGCAAGAAAGATTCCAAGGAATCCTCTAACATGAGCGAGTCGGCTCAGTTTGCGATGGATCTAAAAAAGAAGATGAATCCTGGTTATGCGGATCGTTTGGACGAGAGACATCGCGCAGGGCTTGATCGGGCCAGGGCAAAGCTAGCCGTTCTATTTGAGAGATAATATGAAGCGCACGCCTACTACACTTGGTAAGTTAGGCGATAAGCTTGGTAAGAGATCAAATTTACCTACTGAGCGCAGAGCCACTCCACCTAGAAAGATGCTGCAAGAAGATAGTTCAATTCCTCCCCGATTGCCTCGCAAGCCAGGGAGTTCTGCTGATTATAATGTTGGTATTGGTATTAGTGCTGATGTTGGCGGCCGCAACAATGTTCGCGTTACGAGCTCGCAGCTATCACCTAATAGGAATAAGCCCGTTTCGAAGGTTGGCGGAAAAATGCCTCCCTATGATAATAAAAAGGGAAAGCTCAAAAAGCTTGGAAAAACGGAGTTGAATAATAACTGATGGAAAAATCCAAAGGCAAATCCGTTAAGCAACATGTGAAGGCAAGCAAGTCTAAGCCACTAATGACTACAAAGCGCCAGACTGCTGCTCCAAAAGAGCGTTTGATTTCCAACTACCTTGGCAGACAACAGCCGATGTAATCGTGCATTATCGTGCATTTAATTGCCATCCCATTTAGATCCGGCACTATCTAATAGGTCCATTGCGCTTCCCACATCTTTGAAAAATTTCCTGGTTGGGATTTCCAGATCATCTCCAAAATGTTCATGTTGATTGAGGGATTGCTTGGCGACTTTGGCAATTAAATAAACTAGTTGTTGATACTCTGATACACTCAAAAATGTCATTATTCTCTCATAAATAGTTCGGATTCCGCCTTGCGACGTCGTGTTAGTCCTTTGGATCTGTTTGCTCCAATCCAGACCCATTTTAAAAACTCTTTTGGCACTTCATCGAATTCACTTCGATTGATCTTCTGCAGAAGCATGGAACGTTGAAAGCTTCCGGCGCCCTCATTAAAGACGAAATCGATCAGCGCTGCGTATTGGTTATTGGTTAGAGGAACTTTCGTATAACGCACTACCGCAGCAGCTGCATGTTTAGCATCATCGCGCAGAATATCATCTGCCAGCTCTGGGCTGATATAATCTAAGCCGTCTCCCGCTTTGCATAGATGACCATATCCGATAGTACTATTACCGGCGCTATCAGCATATCTGCCTAGACGGCAACCTTCGAACTGCTTAATGAGATTAATGGCTGCTTCAGGAATTGGAGGTATGATCATTTCATCTTTGCCATAGCACGGCTGCCGAAGTAGAAAGCAATGATTCCAGCAAATATAGCCGAGTC